GTGGAGCCGACGTGGACAAGATCAAGACCGGCACCTAAGCCTTTGTTATCTCAACTGCCGGATAAGCCTCCCCCAAGGCTGGCCGCAACTTTTTGTTTTGCCAGTATTACAAGATTTTCAATCTGTTAAGGGGTGCGCTCGTGACGTTTCACGACGGAACGTAACGGGAAACGACGTCTCGCGACGGTGGAAAATCCGGGGACTCTGTTCACGACACGTTCGGTGCCATTGTCGCACCGATGACCGACAATCTTCGCCTGCGGAACTATCCTTCCTCCCTCGTTCGCCTGGCGTGCAGCAAGTGTGTGCGCCGCGGGCAGTACCGCCGCGCAACGCTGATCGAAAAATATGGCGAAGATATTCCGCTTCCGACGCTGCTGACTGCCATCGCGCAATGCACCGGAGGCGTTACGTCCGGCCAGTGGTCGAATTGCGGGGTGTACTATGTCGACCTCGCGGTCGAGTGAGATTCGGAGGGCCAAAACAAAAAGCCCGGCGCGAGGGCCGGGCTTTCCATATCCGATAGGAAGTGCTTTCAGGTGCCAGTTCCCTGCACAAAGCAATATACCCCGCGCGCTCCGACGAAGATCACGTTGTGACCCGTGGGATTGCCGCGGTCGAATTTGTACTTGTGCTTGGGGATCTCGATCTTCGTGCCCGGCGGAATATGCGGCCTGCCGAGCGGCCCATCGGGCCTCGTGTCCGTGATGATGGCGAAGACCTTGTCGCCTTCCACCACGATATCGTCCGCCCAATAGGCGTCGCTCTCGCCGCAGCATGATACGTTCGGATTGTCCGGCTGCATCAGCGAGCGATACCAGTCCCGGATGGCAGGATCCGAGCCTTCCCACTGGCCGATGTCGCGGGCTTGGGCGGCGTAAGGCGCGATGAACGTCACGACCAACGCGGCGAGCACAATCAGAACAATCGTGGCGACCACCGCGCCGACGACTTCGCCGGCGGTCGGCACATTGCGCACGCCGCGCAGGTTGTTGAAGCGGGGGCTCATAGGCCACCCACGATCTGGCCGTTCGTGATGAAGCCATGCCACAGCCCGCCTGCGCTACCATCGAGTGATGGCGTGACGCTGATTGTCGCGAAGTCGGCCGCGTCGATACCGCCGGCAATTTGCCATCTGGCGTTCGGGTTGCACGGCTGCACGATCGCGTCTTCGCCATGCAAGGAATCGAAGGCGGCGAGTTGATCGCGCATGCGCGGCGGGTCGCTAAAGCAGCTCTGACGGTAAGAGCGCCGGCCATCGTGGCCACCCTTGGGGCTGATGAACGTGAAGCCGATGCGCTTGCCGTTCAGCATGATCCATTGAGGATCGAGATCGAGGAGTTTCATAACCCCGCCACCCGCGCATTCGGATCGACGATGGTGTAGCCGGCGATCGAGCGGACATGCCGGCGTGTCTTGCCGCCGCCGGAATTGCCGTCATGCACCAACCAATCCTTGCCCTCGACATGGCTCATCAGGACGAAGACGTGACCGGACCGCGCCGCGACCATGCCCGGCGCCGGCCGCGCCCGCGGGAAATACCGCTTCCAGTTCGCAGCCAGGTTCAGCGGCTTGATGATCTTGCCGAACAGGTACAGCGAGGCCTCGCAGCCGCAGAACCGGTGCGGGCAACCGGGCGGACGGCCGCCGACAATGACGGCATCCGGATAGGCTTCCGCTGGGGCCGCCCTGACTGCCCGGACGCCGCTGGCGCGGGCGGAAGCATCCGGACACACCTCGCGCCCCGGCGCGGTCGAAACGCAATCGGTGGCCACGGCAGTCTCGCCGCGGACCTGTTTCGGCCGGGCCTCGGCGGCGATGACGCACGCCACGAAGATCAGAATGACAAGCACCACGGCCGCGAGGATCCGCCTGACCTCACACCGGCCGTTCTCGGCAATCTGCCGATCAAAGGCGTCCAACGCGCAAGGCGGATCGAAGGTCGACCGCAGGAATGCCGTTCGGCTCGGAAAGGAGCCCTTGTAGCGGCAGAGGGCCATATCGCCGGCGGTCGGATTGGCGCAATGCGCGCAAGGCATGGCCGCCGCAGAAACCTGCGTCATGGTGGCATCTCCGGATTGTTGAGGGTGGGTTACTTCCCTGACCGCCTGGGCTGCGTCCGCATGCCGAGCGGGTGACGCACGCCGTGGTGGCGCGAGTTGGCAAAGCCGGTCGGCTGAAACTTGAAGTCGACCGACATGCCGATCTGCGCCGCCAGCCAGTCCGAGATGGCGACGGTCAAAATCCGCCAGCGCGGATCGAGTTCGAAGCTTCCGTCGTTGTCGCCGAAATGAGCGTCGGGAAAGAGCTGCGCAAATTCCTTGTCATCCAGCATGCAGACGACATCGACATCGCGAAAGTCCGGCCGCTCGAGCGCCGAACCGACCAGATAGATTCCGGAGTTACCGGCGCAGATGCAGAACGCCTGATAAAGCGTCATGCAGGCGATATCGAGTTTGAAGATCGCCGGCACGCCGAGATGGCAGGCCTTGCGCCGACGCTTCGGCGGCGCCGGCGGCCTTAGCTTCGGCGTCGCATGCATGGCGCTATTTCCAGAGCCGCGACAGATCGATGTGCGCCGCGATGTAATGCCATGCCTGCAGGGCGCCGTAGCCGATCAGGCCGAGCAGCGGCATTACGACGAGCCCCAGGGCCCATAGCCCGGCGCGGACATAGCCGCGCATGGTCACGTAATCATCGACGCTCGGCTTCAGCGCCGTCGATGACGCAACGGCGTGCTCAGCCCGCGTGACCGCGACTTCAGCACGGTGCGCTGCCGCGGCCGCCTTGTCGCGTCACATCGTCGATCTNCCGGTAGATCTCGCGCCGGCTGTTCTCGGCGCTTTGCATCTGCTGGACGATAGAGATCTGCGTGCCTTCAACACGCGCGATCTGCTGCTGCATGTCGAGCAGCAGACGCACGACCTGTACGTCTTCGTCGCGCACGGCCGGCACTGGATGTTCTGGGACGGGCCCCGCGGGACTATTCGTCATTGCGCGGCGCTACTTCTTGCCGCCGATTGCTTTGACGATCGCGCCGAGAATGCCGGACACAGGCTCGCCAGCGCGCGTCGCCGTCACCTTCTTGGTGGTGTCCTGAGTAATGAAACCGCTCAAACCGGCGCTGATGGCGACCCATGCCACGAGGGCCATGATCGCGGTGATCAGCGCATTCAGAACATCCGCCTTGCCGGTGTAGACGAGAATGCCCATGCCGATGATAACGAACGGCAGCGGCGCGAAGATCCACAGCGCCGTGACGTAGCCATGCAGATGCCGCCAATGCCACCACGGCACCTTCGCCGCAGTCTCGGCCTGGATATTGGCGTTAATGGCTTCCGACTGACGCGCGTTGGACTCGGCGATGACGGCCAGCGCCTTCCACTTCTCGGCCGCCGTCGCCTCGACCGCCTTCAGAACTTCCGGATCCGCCTTCGCGGCGGCGGCGATCTGCTCATTGGTCGCCGTCTTCGGCAAACCAAGCGCATCCTTCACCATGTCGATCGCAACCGGCGCCAGCTCAGGCACACCAAGCACATTGCCGAGCACCGGCAGGCCGAGATCGAGCAGCACTTTTCCGAGAGCAAGGATGTTCATGGCGTCATTTCCCTTTGAAGGCCGCGATGATGGCGGAAACGAATTTTGCGATGCCCTCGATCAGCGATCGCCCGCGCGGCACGGGCGTAGCCGGATCGACGGGTGGCGCTGCTGGCGGCGCTGGCGCGGGCTTCGGCGCGACGTCGGGAGGATCCGCCACCGCGGTGAGTCTCTGCACTATTGGAAGGATGCGCGCATATTGCGCCTTGCGATCAGCAAGCCCGTTCGTCCCGCCGTTCCATGGCCGCACGGTCGCATCGATGCCGCCGGCATCGGCGGGTCCGTTCAACCCCTTCCACGACCAGAACGCGGCCAGGATGGCGGGCTGATGTTCGGGCCGGCAGGCCAGTTCGGGTTGCGCCTCGAGCGGAAGGCCGATGCGCTTGCCGACTTCCGCGTAGCCATCCCGGCCGGTGATCTGTGGCCCGCCGCGACCGATGAATGCCGATCCGTCCGACGTGCCGGGCCGGTTGCCCATGCGGTTGCCGTAGACCAGATTCATCAGCTTGAACTTGAACTTCGGATCCTTGGGGAATGATCCGGTCTTCGTATAGACGTCAGCCACGCTCCGAAACGTGCGCTCCGGCGCCTTGCTGTTGATCGGCCAAACCTCAGCGGCGCGCTCGGCGGTGTAGTTGATGTTTTCCGTCAGGTTCGGAATCGAGAAGCCGGACGTTTCATGGTGGCAGTGTGCAAAGGCGACAGCCATGCGCTTGGCATTGTCCGTGATGCCGGCCGAGAAGAGCTGCCGCTGTCCACCGGCAGACGCAAAGGCGTCGATCACGGCCTGCGGTGCGCGGGGGAATATCTCTTTCAGTGCGCCTGCCGTCAGTTGGATGGGCATGTATCGCTCCATAGATTCACGCGCAGCCGCCGTGGCCGCGCGCCTGATAAAAAATTCCGATTTGAAGGCCGGGCGCGGTCAGTCGCCTTCGGCGTCCGCGCTCGCATCGCCACCCAGCTTGGCCTCAACCTGCGTCGAGTAGCCGCCCTTGGTCAGGGCGTGGGTCGCGGTCTCGATGATGAAGGGAATGCCGTCGAGCTCCGGCCGCACGCCGGCATAGATCAGCGGCGCGCCGGCCCGGATCGCCGGATCGCCGAACAAGGTGACCGAGGTGCGGATCGTCTCGGCCTTCAGATCTCTGGCCTTGGCTTTCGCCGCCGCCTTCGCTTCGTCCTCGTCGGCGAAGGCCTCGGGCATGGTGTAGTCCGCCTCGCCGGCGGCGTCGCTCGGCTGTTCGACGTCGACGCGCTCCGCCTTGCCGCGGTCCTGCGCATGCGCCTTGACCTTGGCAAAGGAATTGCGGTGCGCGAAGGTGGTGGTGCAAGTGCCCTCGACGATATTGTCCGGCGTCGCCATTACCGGCGTCAGCGCCGCGCCGCTGGCCGATTGTCCGGCGCCCTTGGCGGCGAAGATCAGGAGCCCGTTCTTGACCGAGAACAGCGCACCATGCTTGCGCGCCAGCCGCTCGACCACGTGGATGTCGCTCTCATCTTCCTGGCCGAACCATTTGTACGTGTGGCTGCCGACGCTGTCGGCGATCCTCGCCTGCCAGCCATTGTCGGCCGCGATATCGGCGACGATGTCCTTCACCGTCCTGTTGTCCCAGTGCCGCGCGCCGTGTTGTTTCGGCGTCTTGCGCATGTCCGTGCCCTTGCCGTTGACCAACAATTTGTAGGGCAGGCAATGCACTTCCGGGTCGTCGGCGGTATACGCGCCAAAATCCAGCACACCCGTCTCGAGATAACCGAGCCGGGCGGTGATGATGTCGCCCTTGCGCGGAATGCGCGCGAAGGGATTGCCGTCGTTCAGCTCGCAGCTGATGGTGTCTGAGGTCACGCCTTCCTTGTCGACGATCGTCACCGAGATCAGCCGCTCATTGAAGATCGAGGCGACCGGGACACCGTTCACCGATATTTCCGCGCGTGGCGTTTTCATCGCTGGCGTCCGGCGCTAGACTGTCCGCCCATGGCAGGGGAGATCATCATGCGGACGTTTCTCTTTATGGTGGGATTGTTGCTGGCGCCTGTCGCGCCGGTGGGCGCGCAACAGGCCTCCGATTATGCGCTCGCCTGTGTCGACGATGCCGCCGACAGCCTGTGCAAGACTTCGCTGGCGCAGTTCAAAAAGTGGTTTCCCCTGGCAATGCGCGGCGACTACCAGGGTCAGCGCAATGTCGCCTTCTGCCTGTCGACTGGCTGCGACGGTGCCGTGCTGATCCGGCCCATCACGGGCTGCGCCTGGCGCCTCGTCATCGTCAGTTCCGGATCGAAGGACGTCGACCAGAGCGACACCGGGAATATCAAACACTATTGCGGCAAACTCGACGCCGTCGAGCGCGAAGCGGCTGCCGCCCAGGCCGCTGCTCTGCTGGCCAAAACGCTCCGCCGCTAATCCTGCGCCGTCAATCCCAAAGACTCACGATCTGGCGCTCCGGCGACGACCGCGGCAGATCCGGCAGCACAATCCGGGTTTGGATCGGCAACACCGGACCAAGGGCGGCAAGTCCGGGATTCGCGCCCAGCAGCGTCTCGACAAAACCACTCTCGTCGCCATAGGCGCGGCGGCAGATCGCGTCGACCATCTCGTTCTGTTGCGTGACATAAATCTTTGGCATGGCGCGCTACCCGAACAGCGACTGGACGATCGAGATCGGCGAGAAGCCGGCGCCGACATAGCGCTTCAGCTCGATCGAAAAAACGTCCTTGCGCGGCCGGCCGTGGGCGTCGTGATGGGTCTGATCCTCGGTGACGTTTTCGATGACATACATGCCGAATACATTGCCGCCGAGCGTTACCAGCGGCAGGACGACGCCGGCGCGCGCCGCCGAGCGGACGCCTTCCAGGCTGTCGAGCCCCCCGAACTCTTCCGGAAANACCACNCCCGCGATTGTCACCTTGTCGCTCTCGCCGCCGGTCCATTGCANCCGGTCGAGNCCGCCGACGGTCGCGATCGACGCCCAGGGCGTCGCCAGCCCGCGGCCGATGCCGTGAAAACCGAAGCTCAGGGATTCGAAGCCGAACGGCCCCAGCGCCATCGGGGTCGGCATCAGTTCACCCCGTCGGAATAGGCGGCGCGCGACAGCGCTGCCAGTTTGTCGTTAAACTTGCGCTCGACCGCATCGGCGATCGCCTCGGCCGATTGCCCGGGCGCAGCCTGCACATGAATGCCACCGACATTGATGTTGTTGACTGTGCCGCCCGCCGCGCCGTGCCGCGCGGCGCCGGCCAGCGCCTGCTGTTTCAACGCGCGCACGGTGTCCGCGGCGCTGGAGATCCCACCGCTCGCCGGCGCCCGGAACAGCTCCGGGCCGCGCTCACCGACCAGATAGTTCATACCCTTGATCACCGGCCCGCCGGCGGCCCGCGCGCCCTTGATGGCCCCCGTAGTGGCCGGAGGAGCCGCGCCGGCGGCCGCGCCGTCGCCGAATCCGAGCAGACCTTTGATCTTGCCAGGCACCGAAACGACCCAGCCGATCAGCGACTTGATCTTTTCGATCGCGCCGGTGATCGCGCCGCCGATGCTGGTGCCGATGGTGACGCCGAGCGCGCGCCAGCTCTCATTGCTGGCATCGAGAGGCCCCAACATATCCGTAAAGACAGACATCACACGGGCGAAAAGATCGACGACCGGCTGCAAGACCGGCATCAGCGGCTGGAATGCCGCCATGAAGCCTTCGCCAATGCCAGCGAACAATGCCTTGATGCCGGACCAGTTATTGTAAATAAACACACCGGCCGCCGCGATGGCCACGAGGATGGCGCCGATCCCGGTGCCGATCACCGCTAACTTCAGCATATGGAAGGCCGCGGTCACCAGACGAAGCGGGTTGAGCATACCGAGCAGCGATGCGCCAGCGAGCCGCAATGCACCGCCGGTGCCGAGGATGGCGCTCGTCGCGGCGAATCCAATCATCGCCGTCCGCGCCGCGCGCAAGGCGGCGCCGAATGGCAGGAACGCCACGGCGGCAACCCGACCGGCCACGGACAGGCCGATAAGCCCGGCTTTCGCCACGGTCAGCGCGCCGCCCCACATCCACAGCAGGCCGAATTTCGCGGCGATGCCGGCGATGCGCAATCCGATCAGCGCCGTAGCAGTCGCGATCACCGCCCGCGTCAAGGCCGGATGGGCCTCGGCGAAGGCCGCGATCTTGTCGGTCAGCGGCACCACGACATCCGCCAGCGATGTCAGGCCGGGCAGCAGGGCGCTGCCGACCGCCAGGTTGATCGCCTCGATCGCGATGCGGAATCGCATGAGGGCGGAAGCGCCGGTTTTCAGGCGGCGTTGATAATCCTCCTCGACCACACCCTGCGCCGCCAGCGCCTCTTTGCGGATCCTCCGGTATTCTTCGATGTTCTGAATCAACGGGCGCAGGCCCTTCTGCACCTGCGCATCCTGAAACAGGTCGCCGAGCCGGCCGAGATTGCCCTTCAGCGTCTTGTTGGTCAGCACCGCGATCGCCTCGATCGGCGTCATCCCGGCCTCGGCCAGCTTGGCCATCTCCTTTTCCAGATCGACACCCATCTTCGCGAAATTCTTGCGCGTGAGTGGCGAATTGATCTTCTGCAGGATGTCGCTGAGGTTAGTCGCGGCCTCGGCGCTGTTGCCGGCGCCCTTGCGCACGATCTGCAGCGCGGCGGCAAGATCCGCCACCGCCGGCACGCCGGTCTGTTTCAGCGCCTGATAGCCGGCGCCGAGCGTGGGGAAATACTGCGCCATGTCGCGCAGTTCGAAGGCGCCGGCCTTGCCGGCCTGCGCCATCGCATCGAGCGCCTTCGCGAACTCGGCGGCCGGCACTTTCAGGTTGTCCAGCGCGGCATAACCCGCCTTGGCCAGATCCGTCACGTCGGCCCGATAAGCCGTCGCGGCCTTGCCGATCGGCGGCAGTAGGCCCATCGCATCAGCGCGGCTGGCACCCATGCCGGCCAGCACGTCCATGCCCTCGGCGATCGCCGCGGCGGACTGCGTGGTCTGCTTCGCCACCGCCCGCAGCTCGGCGCCGAGCGTCTGTAGGCCATCAACTGGAATACCAATTTTCTGCCCGATATCCTCCAGTCTGGTCTCGAAGTCGGTGGCCGCCGTCACCGGCGCGCCGATCGCGCGCGCCAGCGCATAGGNACNCGGCGACNGCGCCGACCATCTGCGTCTGCGTCGCCGCCAGCGCGGCCGTGTTCNGCGCCTGCATCGCCGANAGCCGATTGACCGCGGCGCCGACNGCNCGCGCCGGCGCCGACGCGCGGTCGATCAGCTCAACAATCAGCTTGGAGGTCAGAACGGCCACGGTTCAGCCCTTCGGTTTTTCGGCGCGCAGGATCGTGTTCATCGCTTCGGCATAGGCGTCGAAGCGATCCCAATCCATGTCTTCGATGTCAGGGATTGGCGTGTGCAGATGCCGAGCCAGCATCGCGACCGCGACTATTGCCCCGCCGTCTTGGCCAGCTCTTCCGCGACTTTCTTCGCCAGTTCTTCCTTGGCCTTTTTGATCGCCGCCATCGCCGACTTTCCCATCAGCGGCGCGGCAACCTCGCTCAGCCGCTCGAAGTCGTCGATGTCGAGTTCCTCGATCACGCCGACCGGCACATTGGCCATCGAGGCGAAGACGGCGAAGGCCTTGCGGCTCTCGCCGGTGACCAGGTCGCCGGCGACCATGTCCTTGGCCTTCATCTTGCGCAACGTCAGCACCGGGTAAGGCTTGTCGTTGTAGGTGACCGGGGTTTCCGGGGTGAAGGTGATGGTGTTGCTCATGATCGCCCCTTTACGCCAGCAGCGCGGCGCGGATGCCGCTGGTCTGCGACACGCCGCCGATCGACACGTCGAACGGCGTCATCTCAATCAAGGTCCGCCCCTCCACCTCGAGCCGGTAGTAGCGCAGCGTCAGCGCAAAATCGTTCTCACCAACATCGCCTGGCTTCCAGGAGCCATGATCGCTCTTGATCAGCCGGCCGCGAACATAGGCCGTGGCGTTGACGATGGTGCCGTCCTCGTGCGCCAGCGCGCCGGTGATCATGTATTCCTTCTCGGCACCGATCGTCAGGCCGAACAGCTGGATCACCTGCGGATCGAAGCCGGTCAGCTTGAACGAGGCCTCGATCTTCTCGAATCCCATCGGTATGTCGATCGGCATCACCATGCCGGCATTGCGCAACTCCTCCATTTTCTCGGCCGGGACTGGCAGCGTGATTTCGCTGGCCTGCCCGATCTTGGAGACGCGGTCGGCGAAGATGGTGCAGTTGCGCAGGATGTAGCGCGGCATGTCGGAATTCGTTGCCATGAATGGCCTCCTTAAGGGTTTAAGCGGTTGGAACCGGCGCGCCCAGCGTTAAGCCGCTAGCGCGCCGGAGGCGATTTCCTGCGCCACCTGGTTCAGCAGCAGCGTGTAGCTGGCGATGTTGCGGTGGCTGGTAATGCGGATGTCGACCATCGGTGCCGGCGGCTCGAACTTGACGCCGAGCTTCACGATGCCCTGCGCCAGATCCTCGTTGGTGTTCGAGTCGAGCAGCCAGACGTCATGGCCGGGCAGGATGGCGCCTTCCAATTCCATCGTCCGGAGAAAGGCGCGGCCGCCCTCGATCATGAACTTCAGGTTGGCCTTGGAAAACGGCCGATCGACGAATTCGAGATAGGCCTTTTCCAGCGCCTCGTTGATCGCGTCGGCCGTGCGCCGCACCGACACGAACTGCCACAAGAGATCGCTGTCGCAGGTCCAGACGCCCCAGGTGCGGAAGCCGGTATTGTCGATGTTGACAATGGTGTTGATGCGGTTCTCGTTGAGATAGTTCGACTGCAGGCCGTATTCGATCGGCCGGTTGGTACCGCCGATGCCGGCGATTTCGGTGTTCGAGCCGGCCCACCAGAAGCCCTGCTCCAGATCCATCTTGGCCTGGCGCGCCGCGAAGATCGGCGACGACGGCTGCGGCGCGTAGAGATCGAGTTCATTGTCCCACTTCAACACCTTCGGGTCGCAGACGAAGATGCGGCCGGAATTGATCAGGCCGCGATACTGCACCGCGGCCTGGTCGGTGGTGTCGGGCGCATCGACATAGGCGATGGCCTTGAGATGCTCGGCGACGCCCATCAGCTCGGCGACCACCGGGTTGATGACGGAGCCCTTGGTCGCGGTGCCGGTGGCGTTGGCGCCGGCGCCGGTGATCGTGACGGTCAGCGTGCCGGCATAGCCATAGCCCGGCTTCTCGACGAGGATCGCGCTGATCGCGCCAGCGGTCACCACGGGCCGCAGCACGGCGCCCTCGCCGCCGGTGCTGCCGGCGACTGTCGCCGTGGTGGTATCCTGCACATAACCGGTGCCGGCGACACCGACCGCGACGGATGCGATGCCGTCGGCCGGCGAGGTCTGCGTCAGGCCGGGTGCCAGAAGCAGCTTCGGCTTATAGAGGCCGTCCGGCTTGGCGCGCCGCAAAGCGTGCACGCCGGTGAACGACACCTGATCGCCGACCGCATTACCCCAGGTCTCGGCGGCGTCCTCACCCTCCTCGATNCGCACCATGACAATCGGNCAACCGACCTGNTCGAAGATNCTGTCGATCGCTTCCATCAGNGTGCCGNCGGCGCCGAGGCCTTCCGCGTCGGCCGGGCGCAGCAACTGGATCGGCTTGTTGAGCGGGAATTTATCTTCGTCGGCATCCGGCGCGGTGCCGACCAGACCGATGACGGCGGTCTGCGCGGTGCGGACAAGCAGTGGAGTCTCGCCGGACTGGAAGACGCGCGTGCCGTGGTGGAAAGACACAGAAGCCATCGTAGGCTCTCCTTGGTTGAGGGGGCTATTTTAAAAGAAATGACGGGCAGTCGGGGCTGCGCAGGATCGTGCCTCCGCGACTGTGGATGCAGATTTCGCTACGGCGAGGGTCGCTTGATCTCACCCCGATCAAGGCCA